CCGCCTTTGTTCATCATCACAGGACCAGTAGTCTTGCTTGTTTCTTTGATGACCTTATTGCGTGGGCCAGAACCAACGCATCCACCACCCTTAGTGGCCATACCCATTCCACGTCCTGCCATTTGGATCACCTCACTTTTCGATGTCGTTTGACTTGAGAAGCAATTTTCTTTGGCTGTTCTGAAAACTGCTTCCCTTTCGCTGTATCCGCCCGCTTCTTGCGGGTAGTGGCTGCGTACTGTTTACTACTCATCGATTTTATTGCCTTCTCAGGCAAGTATCGTTCTCCAGTAGCTTTGGGTCCTTGCGTCGATGGCTTGCCGCTTTTGGTTCGCCATTTCTGCTTAGTCCATGCCTTTAATGATCTTTGGGGCTTCTTTAATCCGGCCATTAGCTTCTATAGCCCCCACCTTTGGCCTTGTATTCTTTTGCTAGCATTTGAGCCTTTCGAGCAGACCATTGGCCCGGCTTACCGCCTTTGCCTCCAGACTTTATTTGCTCAAAAAGCCTCTTACGCATTGTAGGCTTGGTATAGTTACCCGCCTCATTGACCCTAGATTTAGTAGCCGAGCCGCCTGTAGACATTTTTCTAACAGGCTTTTTTGCTGCGGGCTTCTTCATCTGCATCTCCAACGCTTGCGTGCTTGTCGTAAGCGGCTGTTAGGGTCTTTAGCAGCCTTTGGAAACTGTTTCATCTGTCCTTCAGATCGCGCGCAAAAGGACTTACGTCTTTTTGCCCTAGCCCCCGAAGGATTCTTTTCGGTAACTGCGGTCTTTAGCTTGCTGCCGGGATTGGCTTTCCGATAGGCTTTTACACCCTTCTCGGTCATCCCCGCCCCCTTCTTAGTCGGGCGAAAATTACCCGACTTGACGGAGGTTTTGATGCCCATTCCCTTTTTGCTAGCCATTAGGCCGCAGCTCCGCCCTCAAACAAGAGGGTCACACTAGTTATATTGACGTCATTGACGTCGATGTAAATACCATCCTCAAACAAAATGCCCATATCTGGGATCATCAGGTCCTGAGCTCCTGCAACAGCAGGGGTATTGATGGTTAACTTAGCGGTGCCAGAGCCTGTAGTGCCATCCTTCAAAGCAAAAGATGACGCGGTAGCTGTATTAGTGAAATACACTCCCACCAGACGTGTGCGGCCTGTGACGGCTGAGGCATCCGCCGTCTTAGTGACGGACTGAATATTGCTGAAACTCATGGGTCTCTCCTTCAGTTAGTAAGGATTAACCTGCGGAAACCGCTAAAGTACCTGCATTATTCCAGATAGCGCCCGCAACACCGGGATCACTTGTAGGGATAATGATTACATTGGCAGTGCCAGAAAGAGTAGCGTCACCTGTTACGTCAAGAGTGCTGCTAGCAGTTACAGTAGTCGCAGTTACCGCACCAACAAAACCATTGTTAGAGGTGACCGGACCGGAGAAGGTAGTATTCGCCATTTTGAGAATCCTCACATGCGAGTTAATTTTGGGGTGCACCTGTCTGCATGTCGTCAGCCGGGACTGTCAGATACACCGGATGACCCCGGTACACTTGAATATTACATTATTTTACGACGAATGGAAGAGGATTATTCCGCCATTTTTTCATGTATGTTTTTGACCCACCAAAGAAACATGTCTTGGCTAAGGGTGTGTTTCATAGTATTTACTCGAGTAGCTACCAACTGCACATTGTCTCGAGTATATGGCCCAGAAGGATTTATCCTGTCTATTGAGGCGTTGAACTCTTTTCTTGTTCGGTCTCCGTAGCTCCCATCCCGTTGATGCGTCATGAGGACGCCAGAAAGAGCACACCGACCATTTTGTGCTTCCCAAATTTCTATTAACTCGTCGGAGGAAAGATCGTACTGAATGCCTTGTTTGATCCTTCCAGATTTAAGCTGAGTGTTTACTACGCGAAGATAAGCTTCGGGAGTGGCAGATACTTTACGAGCGCGTTGAAGGGTGACGCATTTCTGACAAATACCACGCACCTGCCCGTCTTTGAAGTGTTCAAACTGAGACAAGAGCCTGACTTTGTTGCACGATGTGCAAAGGCGAGAGCCTTGCGAGGGCTCTTTTTTTACTTTGGGTTGTCTTGGCATTTTTTTCTTCCATAAAAAAAGGGCCCCGAAGGGCCCTTTCCTTTGCATCAACTAGCTTACGGAGTACCCGGTGAGCCGAAGATACCACGTGGATCGCTGAAGCCAAAGCTGTAGCGCTCACGTGCCTTGTAGCGGACGTTACCAGTTTCGAAGTCGCCTTCGAAGCCAGTCTTGATAGCTACACGTTGGAACATCTTCATGCCGTTAGGCGCATCAGTCATGATGAAGAATGCGTCAGGGTCAGTCAGATAGTGGTTGACTGAGTAGCCCTGAGGCACCATTCCCATGTTGCGAACGGCGTTGATGTCGTTGTCTGCAGTACCAACACGCAGAGTAGACTTCAGGATGCGGTCGGCTGTGAACTGAAGTTCCTTAGGAATAATCAGCTTGAGGCCTTGGACAGCAATCTTCAGTCCACGCTCGTCAGTGAACGCAGCGATGTCGATCAGAGCCTGCTCGAGAGAAGTCTCTGAAAGGTCAGCAGCTACTGACAGCTCGTTGCGAAGATCAGGACCACTCAGAGTGGGGTGATCTGTCGCACACAATGGCTTGCCGTCACCGCCTGTAGAGGTAGTGAATGCGCCATTGAGGATAGCTGCAGCTTTAATCTGCTTAGTAGTGGCCATTGAACGAGCAAGAGCCTTAGTATAACGAGCCGCAAGGCGGTCATACAGGTTGTCTTCAATCGCTTCTTCAGTCAATGAGAACGCAAGAGCGATTGTCTCGTGAGTGTAGCGAGCAGTGTAGACTTCTTGCGCTTGGTCGTATGCAACGCCTGCGCCTTCAGACTTAACTGGGGCCTCGCCAAAGCCACTGAGCATGACCTCCTCTTCGAAGGCACGGTCAGAAGACTCGGTTTCGTAGATTTCAGCATGCTCGTTTTCGTAGTTCTTGTACTCCAGACCAAACAAGGCGTTTAGACCGGGCTCAAGCTCTTTTACTAGTTGTGAACGTGAAATAGCCATGGTTTAAGCTCCTTGTCCTGCAACACCTGCACTACCGTAGAGGTGTTCGTTGATCTTAACAACCACAACAGCGTTTGCGCCCACAGCATTGTTAGGAACGTCCCAAAGACCTACGATCTTCACGTTCAACGCTGCAGTTTTTGCAATAGTGGATGTGTCGAGTTCCATACCAGAAACACCAGTAGTGGTGCTGCCAGTGCCCATTACTACATCAGCGTTCTTACCATAGTTAGCGACAGCAGATGTGCCGTCGTTCTGGATGATGAACAACTGATTAGGATCGTCAAGCACGTCAGCAATGATCTTGCCTTGAGTGATGTTGACTGAACCGGGGTAGTAGTTTTTCCAAGTTGGCTTGCCAGTAGTAGGATCAATGTAGTTACAACCATTGAAAACACCAACCGCAGCAGTGTGAGTGCTAGGGTCAAACTGGACGAGGTAGCCGTCATATACTGTTACCAAGTCGCCTTGGTAAATTGCGCCGGCCTGATTGTCCGCAATCTCATAGCCGAACTGCTTCTGTGAACCAGAGGCAGAAAGGTTACCGAGCGGACGCATACCGAAAGCTTTATCTACATTAGCCATGATAAATGTCCTTTAAATGGGTTATTCGGTGTCCGTACGAGGACCACCGAGACTTACGCGGGACTGGCGTTCTGGCGTGTTGATCTTCATAGACGAGTGTGCATTCGTCTTCAACAGGTCATTATCGACAGCCCTTAGCTGATCATGGGTTCGTGAAGAATAGTACGCTCGACGCTCTTCTGCTGTTTCATCAGGTATACGGGCTAATACTAGCGAGCCTACGCTCACTACGCCTGCATGCTTGCCATCATCAGCAGAGCTTGTCTCGTAATCTGGATATTCGTCTGCACGAACAAGCTCATACCCCTCGCGGAGTTTGCCTGCTACGTTAATACGATCATCCTGACCACCAGATTCCGCCCTGATCCAACGATGTCTATAACCATCTGGAGCAGGAGGAGCATCCAATCGAGAAGGAGGAGCCCAAGGCTTACGGCGCGCAGTCTTTTCGCGGCTTTCAGTTCCGCGGGCACTGCGATTAAGTTTTGGCACGTTGCTTTCGTTACTCATGTGTTACTCCTTCACGTATTTTGCGTATTCTTCAAGTGGAACCCCAAGTTTCTTTGCTATGGCTACCTGACTCGGCTTCAACCGAACGGAGCGGCGTGCTGAATTATTTATTCCCGACGAGCGGTTTGCAGGGGCCACCGTCTGCACGGGACGGCTATTCCTGTTAGTTTGTTGCGCGGGGGCTTCATCTATTTGAAACTCCTGCGGAAATAGGGTACGCATTCTACGGTCTATTTCATCATAATACTCATTACTGGTTGGGTCAAACCCTTCTTTCTGTATTAAGTCTTTATGTAACCCCCATACAGCGTGAGTCATTACTGTATTTTCACCAAACCAAGGGTTGTTTTCCGCCCACTCTTCTGCTCTTGGGTCAGGCGCTGCTCTTCTTGGCTGCAGTATTTCAGGAACTTCTCTCGGCCGCTGCGGCTGTTTTGAGGCTAACTCACGCTCTTGAAGCGTTTGGGCTAAACGCTGTTGCTCCCAGACTATAGTCGTAAGTCTTTGTTGCGCCTCAGTTTCTGTGTCAATGTCGCCCTCTTCACGGGCTTTTTTGATAATGTGCTTTAGCGCGGTGACCTGAGTCTCTACTCGACTTTTAACCTCGCCGAGTCGCTCAGTATCCGTCTTGGCGTACTTTTGCTGCAGCTCTTCGTTTTGCTGCTGCACGCTCTTCGCATACTCAATAGCTGCTTCTTCACGACGCTGAGTCTCGCGGAGACGAGCAGTAAGCTTGTCAATGCGCTTTTTGACTTTGTCCGAATAGTTATCAAGCTCTTCTGACTTGGGCGCCTCAACTTCTTGCTCAACAATAGGTGTTTCTTCGGCAGCCTCTAACTTAGCGTCGCTCCCGTCTTCGTTC